AATAATGATACAACTGATGAAGCTCGTGCGGGAACACAATATATGAAGGAATTGAAAGAGAGTAAGAAGGGAGGAGGTAAATAATGTCTAAAGTAGTTTATATTGATGCAGGACACGGTAAATATACGCCTGGTAAACGGTCTCCTTCAGGTATTATGGAAGAGCGTGAATGGTTCTTTAATGACGAAGTAGCTAAGGCGTTTAAAAAGGAGTTAGAGTCTTATAAAGGTGTTAAGGTAGTTAGAGTTGATGATGTTACTGGTAAACGTGATGTACCTTTAGGTGAACGTACAGGAGCTGCTAACAAAGCAAAAGCTGACCTATACCTATCCTTCCACCACAATGCTTATCAATCCAAGTGGGGTAATCATGGAGGTACAGAGACTTTCTATCATGCTGGAAGTGCTACTGGAAAGAAGTTAGCCCAAGCTGTTCAAGATGCGGCAATGAAGGCTTATGGACTTACTGATAGAGGTATTAAAACAGCAAACCTCCACATCACTAGAGAGACTTCTATGCCCGCTGTATTATTAGAGGGCGGTTTTATGGATAGTAACGTAGATATTAAGAAGCTACGTGATAAGAAGGTACTACAGGAGGCTGGGAGGCTTGTTGCTGGGGCTGTAGCTAAGTTTTTAGGGCTAAGTAAGGGGTCAGGACAAAAGCCTGTAGAGCCACCTAAAACAGACGAGAAGCCTACTAAGAAAAGTAACGCTACTATTGCTAAGGAAGTAATTGCAGGTAAATGGGGAGATGGTGCTACTCGTAAAAAGAGGTTAACTGATGCGGGTTATAACTATAATACTATTCAATCATTGGTTAATAAGCAATTAGGCAGTGGCTCTACTTCTAAGCCTAAGCCTACACCTTCCAAGCCTAAAGAAGTTAAGGTAGGAAGTAAGGTAAAAATTAAGAGCGGGGCTAAGAATTATTCACGTACATCTACTGCTATTCCTGCTAAATGGAAGAATAAAAATTTAACTGTTCAGCAAGTTGGTAAAGATGACGTATTAATTAAAGAAGTTTATTCTTGGGTTAAGAAGTCAGATTTAGTTGGAGGAACATCATCCGCTTCAACTAATACTTCAAAACCTAAGCCGAAGACAATTAAAAAGGGAAGTAAAGTTACTATTAAGAATAGTGCTAAGTTCTATGCAACTGGTCAATCTATTCCTAGTAAATACAAAGGTAAATCATTTACCGTACAACAAGTAGGAAAAAATAAATATTTATTAAAAGAGCTGTATTCGTGGGTTAAGAAGTCGGATGTACAGTAATAAAAGTGGGAGGCTTATGCCTTCCGCTATTTTTTTTTATCTTTATATTTGACTTTATATCAAAAGTATGGTATAGTGATAACGAAAGATAAAATAAAAGGAGATGTTAATATGGAGAAATTAGATTTTAGCAAGAACAGATTTATTAGATTACCAATTGAGGTGTTTACAAAGTTTAATAAAGGTCTTAATTCTACTGATTTAGTAGTGTACACATTCATTGCATCAAAAGTAAATAATACTTCAATGGACTGTACATTATCCGCTAATTACATTTCAGCAAGTATTGGAGTTTCAAAAAGAACTGTATCGAGAAGTTTAATTAAGTTGGAAGAAGAAAATTACATTAAGCACACCAAACAATTCAGAGAAGATGGAGGAAGGAAAGCAAATTTATATACGTTATTAAATATAGGCAATGAGAAATAAATGACTATAGCCTCCTTTGTCAAATTGATAGGGGAGGGTAGTGTCAATAGTGTCTATACTTTACTAGACTATATATAACTAGACTATTAAGTAATTACTAAACTAATAATTGCAAAAGACTCCGATTCATTCTTCATCGGTATATAAATAACTTGACAATATTGCAAAAGTATGGTATAGTAATATATGCAAGAATAGATATTGAGTATTCACAAGTTTGTAACAAAAGGCTATTGACTATTTAGTAAAAGTGTGGTATACTTAATATATAAATAATTAAGGAGGTGTGATTGTGAGTTTAATTAATTATTCAACTACTGAATTAGAAAGAGAAATAGAGAGACGTTCTAGGGTTGAGCGAGGATTGTACTACCTTTATAAAGCTGAAGAGCTACTTAATAATGTTGATAAGATTTGTGATTATGAAGAAGAATATGATTATGAGCTTGGGATTAGGCAAGTAACAATATTCTTGAAAGAATAGAGGGAGGATAAAGATGAGTAAAAAAGAGTATTGGAAGTTTGATGTAGAGGAATGGAACGTATTATCATTCACTGAATATCTTATTGATAGGCATGAGGCAACCTTTGGTATACCTTATGTACCATTTCATGGTTGGGGCGCTGAGCGAGGTATGATTGCGGATTGGATTGGTACTAGCAAGAAAAAGGGAAAGTATTCCAAGAAAATAGTTAAAGACTTTATTGACCAATGTTTTGCAACTTATACACCTACAGAAAAATATCCTGGAACATCTTTCGGATTCTGTTATACGTATAGACAAGTAGAATTGCAGAAGGTAATCGCAGAAGAAAAGAAAGCAAAAGAATTAGAAGAATATATTGAAGAGTCATTAAGTGTTGATGACGTAATTGATTTATTATAATCGGAGGTGTTATTTTGAGTAAGTATAAATGTATATTAGATGATTATAGAAAGAATGAGCATTCATGTACAGAATTATGTACGCATAGAATATTCTTGCATGGTCTTGATGGTAATACAGGACGTGTAGGAAGGTCAGGAGTTCCTTTACATTATCAATACACCACACCAAAAAGCAGTCCTGTAAGAGAGGATAAGCCTGATATATACAGAGCAGTAGATGCTTATGTAGAGACTTTTAAACGAGGCGATGTTAAGTCGTTGTATCTTTGGAGCAAGTCACCTGGAACTGGTAAAACAACTACAGCATCCGCTATAATGAATGCTTGGATAATCTATGATTATTTAGAGAGTTTACGTAATAAAAAGCAACCAAACGAGGATTCAACCGTATTCTTTGACGTAAATGCCTTTCAGACTAAGTTTAACCTACATTCTATGGCTAATAATGACGAGGGAATGGTAAGCATCCAGGAAGAGATAAGACGTACACAGAGTGCTGATTTCGCAGTCCTAGACGATGTGGGAGTTAGAGGTAGTTCCGAAGCCTTTCGTTCCTACTTACATGACATAGTTAATTACCGAGTTACTAACGAATTACCAACCGTGTATACATCCAACTTCACTATAGAAGGTATGAAGGATGTTTATGACGAAAGGCTTTACGACAGGATGAGGGAGCAATGTATTTCATTTCACTTTGAAGGAGAGTCATTCAGAGGAGTTAGGAGGAAGTAAATATATGGAAAATGATATTGATATTTCAGAAGCAAAAACATCTGTATTTATTGTAAATGACGGAAAGGTTTATGCAGTTTCTATGATTAAAGAAGATTATGAAGTCATCAATAAAAAAGTACTTGAATCAGTAGTTGACGTTGTAGACTTAAATAAGACTTATAATGATTTAATGGGGTTTATGGAAGGCGGAATGAGTAAATGATTATAAATACAAAATACGATATTGGGGAATATGTTAGAGTTGATGGATACGGGAATAAGGTATTTAACATTATAGGAGCAGAGATATTTGTGGATTTGGATGAGGATATGCGGACAGTGGAAGAAGTAGCATATACTTGTGTTGATATAAATGACTTAACTAATTACGAATTCATTGCTTATGAAGAAGATGTTATAGACGATGTTGATGGAGATTCTTTGGATGATTATATAAATCAAGGAGAGTTAGAGTCCACATTTAGGGTAGGAGACCTTTCTTCAGATATTTCTGAAATAATAAGTGAGGTGAATGATGTGCAGTATGAAAAAGGTGTTAGAGTAAATGAGAGTTATTATAAAATTAATAATAAGACAGCTAAAGAGAAAATTGATTATCAGTTAACAATAATTTCTGATTACCTAGGATTAATTAGTTTATTTGGAGAAGATGTTGCGTATAGAGATGCTATTGATGATGCTGAAGAAGAGATTAGGAGAATTCAACAGGAGGGATAATATGTATAATTGGTATGATAAGATGTTTCGCAAATCAAAGGTAAAGTCAATTCTCATTGAGGAATGCTTACAGTTGAATGATAGGTATATGGGAGTTATATCCTATATGAGAAGAATGAGACTTCGTAAATATTACGAGGGGTTGACTATTGAAGAGTTAGAAAGGGAGAAGCAGACACTGATTGAATTAATTAGATTGGGGGAATAAGTATTGGATTACTTAAAATTATTTCTTAATAAAGTTATAAATGAGAATAATTACGGAGCATTAAGCAAGTATAATATCTCTAAAATAGATGCTACTAATACTATAGATAAGAGTACGATTAACTTCATTAATGAGTATGCATCAGTTAACAATGGCAATACCCCGTCATATGCCTTAGTAGCAAGTGAAGTAGAAGGATTTGAGCCAATACCTGAAGTATCAGATAGTTATGTATGGTTAGCACGAAACATAAAAAGTTCCACAGCTAAACAAGAGGTATTGAAGTGGTTTGAGGACGGTAAATTTGAGTCTAATCTACGTAGTTTAGATGGAAGAGAATTTCTTGATGTATGGCTAAAGGATATGATTGAGGATATCGGACGTAAAACATACTTAGCTGAAAAGGTAGGTACTGATGTTAAGGACGATTCTCAAAAATTCTTAGAGGAATATAAAAGACGTAAAGCCGGAGAATCGTTTAAAATATGGAAGTCAAAGTTTTCTTCGATTGGAGAATATACAAGTGGTAACCTATATACAGTTATTGGAGAATCAGGAAGAGGTAAGTCTGTATTAACTTTAGAAGACGTTATCTATATGGCTCAACAAGGAGCTAACGTATTAATTTATACGCTTGAGATGGGTTGGTATGAGACTATGGTACGTATATACACGTCATTATCAGGTGATATGGGAGTATCTAAGGCAACATTCGATGGCATTAATATGGACGTAGGGTTTAACTCATATAACTTACGTACAGGTAATTTGGGAGATAGATTCGAGGAAGGTTTTGAGAAGTTTCTCAAGGATATTAACTCACAATTAAAAGGTAATATTACTCTGAGGGCAGTAGATGATGCTGACTTTATTGATAGAAGTTTAAGGCAGTTAGAGACGGATATTGAAGCTACAGAGGCGGATGTAGTTATGATTGACCCTTTCTATTACTTATCATATGAGCGCAATACAGATAAGACTACAGGAGGTGCTGCTGCTAGTACAAGTAGAAAATTACGAGCAATTACAGGTAGATTAGGTATTGTAACTATTGCAATAACGCAAGCTGACGTTCATAAGAAGTCTGTAACAGAAGATGGGGCAAGAGAGTTAAGAGTGCCTGAAAGGGAAGATGTAAGAAGTACTATGGCGTTGTTAGAAGATGCTGCCACTTTAATTGGAATTGATTCTGATTACAAGCAAGGATACGCTATAGTCGCTAACCTTAAAGCACGTGATGGAGGAGAGGATGGAGTTAGTAACGTCATATACTTGCCTCAGTATGGAGTTATAAAAGAGTTAGAGGTTGGAGAAGGAGTAGCAGATGAGTTTGAGTTTTAATGATAATCAAAACACTTGACAAATTGGTAAAAGTGTGGTATAATACGAAGTATAGAAAATAATGAAAGTAGATGATATTAGATGAGTAAAGAACGGTTGGAAGATAAATTGGTAAAATTTAGGCAGCATTTAGCGTTAGGGTATGTAAATATGGATATTTTAAATCAAGCCCATGAAATACACGAATTAGTTATGGAACAAGCTGAACGAGTGCAAAAATTGGAGGAAGAAGTCGACAGATATCACATTTCATTATGGCAAGAATTAGTTTTGAATCATGTTTTGACAGAACAAAACAA